CATTTCGTTCCGGAGCTAACCGGATCGATCTGCGTTTTCCATCCGAACCACCACCGGGGGATCGAGTGAGATCGGCCGCGTTTCTTGTTCTCGGCGCGACGTGTTTCATCGTTTCGATTTTCTTGTTTCTGCGCGGTGCGATGCGGCGACGGCGAAGATGAATTGCACGTGGCCGATCGAATCAAGGAGGAAGTGATGTCGGATAAATTGACCGAACTGTACGAAGAATGGAAGAAAGAAAATCCGCTTGGATTTCCCGGGCAGCCAATGGAACGGCCGGATGATGATTTCAAGGTTTTCCAAGGTGGGTTCACGGCTGGTGCTGTGTCGATGCGCGGACGTGCCGTGAAAATCGCGCAAGCGTCCAACGACAAAAACGACACGATCAACCGGATCGGTGCGTTGTCGGACATCCCCGAATGAACTACAAGGATCTTCTCGGGTTCGTGCTTCTGGGCGTGATCGTCTATTCGTTGACGTGGTGGTGGAAGGGGATCCGATGAATCTGATCGATCTGCTAAAGCTGGAATTTCAATTGTGGATCGTGATCGGCATACCGTTCTGCATCTTGGCGACGGCCGCGGTGACGATGTGGGAGAGAGCGCAGGACAAGAAAAAGCGAATCCACCATCCGAAAGGGCCGCACATCGCATTAGACGCGCCGTGCCCGGCGTGCGGGAACATCGGGTGCATTCTGAATTACGACATGATCGCGAAAATGGTTCAACGTAAGTGTGGGCATTGCGGTTGCGTCGTACGGCAACCGCCCGTCGCGCCGCGGTTGTTCGCCGATCCCCAAGCGAAATAGAAGTTGACTTAGATTTTATATTTATATATTGTCCGCGCATGCGAGACATTGCCGCCACCGGGCATCCCAACACAAACCCCGACAGCACATCGCTTCCCCGCACTTCGCGCTCCGGAACAAAACAATCCATTCTCTTATTTTTTCAGGAGCGTTGAATGAGCAAACCGAAATGCCCATCTTGCGAGAGCGCCAACGTGCGCTTCACGTTGAAAAAGAAGATTTTCGTATGTAACCGATGCGGACACAGTTGGAAGAAATGATTTCACGCCGAACCTGCGCGGCCCAAGCCCCACCGAACCCACACGCGGCGCGGCAACTCGGAGCAAAACAAAACAATTTCTTTCAGGCCAAGTAGAAGCAAATCAAAACAAGGAGAATCGAAACGATGTCAAAGCAGAGGTTTTACGAAATAGAAATCGAGGGGATTGCTCCGCTGATTCAGAACAACCCCCAGAAGTCCAACCAATTGCGCGATCTCGATCCCAACCCAACCCGCAGATCATCCCCCGACGATCCGCAAGAAGAGTGGCGATGTCTAGTCTACCATGTCGGCGAAAACGGAACGCTCGGGCATCCGTCAGAAGCGATGGAGATGTGTCTGCGCGAAGCCGCGAAAGAGATCAACGGGAAGGGGAAGCGCACGTTGGCGAAGCCGGTAAAACAAACGTGTTTTCTTGAAGGCGAGCACATGATTATCACGAATCGCAAAATCGTCGATTGTTCGCCGAAGCGCATGGCACCGCGCAATTCGACGGGACAGACGACGCCGTACTACGCGCCGGAATTCGCGGCCGGATGGCGGATGAAGTTTCAAATTCATCTGATGAACGATCAATCGGTTACGCCGAATCTTCTCAAACGCGTGATCGATGAAGCTGGAGAGAGAATCGGACTCGGCGTGCATCGTCCGAAGTACGGGCGATTCATGGTGGTGCGCTTCGATGAAATCGACGTGCCATTGAAGAAAGCGGCGGCATAATTTTTCCCACGAAGCGCGACATGACGAACCACGACAAACCCGGCCAAATCTATCCTTGCCGCGATCCTTCGGCACGAGTCCTAACGGCACGTACACGTGACATGCCTTGCCCTGACGCCCACGCATCGACACAAGCCAAGCCCAGCCGCGACAGATCCGCGACGTGGCGAACCGGAAACGTGGGGAGATGATTCCATCTCCCCCGTTTCATTTCTTGTGGTAGAAATGCGTGCGTGCCTTCTCCTTCGCAAGCGATTGTCCGCCAACTTTCCGGGTTGTCCCAGATCGCGCAACGCATCACCCGGCGCAATCCGCAAACCACCGCACCGTCGCCGTACCAGAACGGCGACATGTCCAATTATTTCGGCCCGGGCCTAGAGGTTCAACCGATCGCACCGGTTGGGACTGATCCCCGCGGTTGGCAATATTGGATCAATCAAAATATGGTGTTCACGCCGCGGCCGGATTCCGAGTTCACCGCGCAAGCGTTGCGTGCGTTGGCGACGTACCCGTTGGCGCGATCCGCAATCGAGAACTCGAAAGATGTGATCTCCAATCTACCGCGGCAAATCCGCGCGAAGAAAAAGCCGGGAGAGAAAAACGCGGACGTGGACAAGCGTTCCCGCGGCGATCAAACGCTCAAGATGTTGAACGATTTTTTCGATTGTCCGGACGGCGAACACGACTGGGCAACGTGGGCACGCGAGTGGTTGGAATATCTATACACGATCGACGCCGCATCGGTGTTCGTGCAGAAAATGAAATCCGGCCGGATCGTTGCGATGCGCATCATCGACGGCGCATTCATCACCCGGCTTGTCGATCAGTACGGTTACACGCCGCAACCACCGGATGCCGCCTATCAGCAATTGTGGAGTGGAACGCCGTCCACGGTTGGCGGAATCCCGTTCGTCGATCTCACCACGGATCAATTGATCTACCGGCCGCGGAACATCGTGCCGCGCAACACCGTTTCCAGTTTCCTGTACGGGATGTCGCCCACCGAACAGAACGCGCAAGAAATTCAGATCGGCCAAGAGCGGTTGAATTTCGTTCTCGCCTATTACACGACGGGCACGATCCCCGACGCGATGCAGATCGTCCCTCCGAACGTTTCCCCGGATCAATTGGCCTCGTCGCAAAAAGCGTTGACGGCCGAAATGTCCGGGCAGCCGTTCAAACGATCCGGGTTCATCAAACTGATTCAAGGGTTCGTCGATCGCGCACAACCCGGCGCGTCAAGCGGCGATCAATTCCTTTTCCCGAAAGAGAAGTTGCTTGCGGATCCATTCGACGAATTGCACATCCGGAAGATTTTCTACGCGTACGGCGCCTCGACGCAGCGGATTATGAAGCAGATGAACCGCGCGTCCGCGCAAACGAATCAAGAGGCGGCCGAAGAAGAAGGGACGATGCCGTTTGCGTTGTCTCTCGCGGGGATGGTGAATTGGGCGATCGCGAAACATTTCAAACTCGGGTTCGGCGAATACGAAATGACGTTCGACGCGCAGAAGGAACTGGACGTTGTGAAGCGATCGACGGCCGACAAAAACGATGTCGATGCCGGAATCATCACGCGCGATGAATCACGCACGGCCCGGGGATTGGACGAGGTGGGCGGCGACGCGGCGAAGTTGATGATTACGACGGCGACGGGAACCGTGCCCGTCGATCTCGGCGAACAGGTTCAGCACGCGAAAGATATGTTCGCCGCGAAACCACCACCGGCACCGATGAACGGCGGCGGCGGCGGTGTCCGCAAGTTGTGGGGACATTGCGCGGATCACGATGAATTTGCCCACGGTTGCAGCGAATGCGGATACGCGGAATTGAACCGCGTTCGTGATGAAGTCCGCAAACGCCGCACGCCGAAGATCGATCCCGGCCGTCACACGCCCGACACCCGGCAAGCGCAAGCGAAATTGGAACGCGCCGTCAGCCGGGTTTTCATGCGCCAAAAAGAAAAAGCCACGCTTGCGGCGAACCGGTTGCTAAAGAGTTGGAAAACGTTGTCCAAGGCCGGTGCGCAACACACCGCGGACGAAATCAACAACTCGCTGATCGCGGAATGGGCGTCGTTGCCGGTGGAGGCACGCGCGGCGATCGAACAAGCGGCGTTGTCTGCGGTTGCCGATTCGATGATTCAAATCGAATTGTCCGACGCCGGGTTGTTGTCCTCCGCGAACAAGATCGCCACGGAATACGCCGCCGATCGCGCGGCCGAAATGGTGGGGATGAAATACAACGCGGCCGGTGATCTCGTTGAAAACCCGAATGCGAAATGGGCGATCTCTGACACGACGCGGGATCGGTTGCGAGAGATCGTGAAAAACGCGTTTGAGGAGAAAACGCCGTTCTCGGAAGTGATCGACGACATCCGCGACGCCGATATTTTCTCGGAGTCACGCGCGGCCATGATCGCGCGAACGGAGATCTCCAACGCGCAAGTCGGATCGAACTTCACCGTGTGGAAACAATCCGGGTTGGTGAAATCCGCGAAGTGGTTGGCGCTCGGGCCGGATCCGTGCCCGATCTGTCTCGCGAACAACAACGAAGTGCGGCCGTTGGGATCCCGGTTCACATCCGGAGACGAGTATCCGACTGCACACCCGAATTGCTATTGCATCTTGCAGGCCGTGGAATTCGCAGAGTAAACTTCCGGCGCGATGGACAAGCTTCTAAAATATTTCCCCCTCGTGAAGATCGATGAAGCGGCGCACATGGTCTGGGGCGTCGTCACGTCCGAAAAACCCGATTCCGATGATGAGATCTGCGATTATCCGTTCACGAAAGGTGCAATTCAGAAATGGTCAGACGACACGTTCGCGAAAACCACGAACGCCGGACAGGATCCATCTCTCGGCAACATGCGGGTGATGCATCAATTGGAGATCGGCGGCAAGGCAATCAAAATCACGTTCGACGACGACGCGAAAAAAATCTGGGTTGGATCGGAACCGGCCGACGATGATGTTTGGCATTTATTGAAGGGCGGGTTTCTGACGGCGCATTCGATCGGCGGCGGGTACGCGTGGAAACGGAAAGAAGGGGAGTACATCCGGTTCGGCCCGACGATCACGGAAATCAGTTATGTGGACAAAGGCGCGAACCCGGACGCGTCGTTTTCGTACGTCAAAGCCGATGGTTCGATCGAAATGCGCAAGTTCGCGCAACCCGGGGATCGAGAGAAAAACCTGATCCATAAATTGCACACGCCGATGGTGACGGTGCCGCTAGAAGAACTCCGTGCCGAACTGGGCACAGGGTTAGCAAAAATCCGTGCGGTGATTGACGATTTCGTGGCACAAACGTCCGCAGTAAATGGAGCACACACGATGAATCCGGAACAAATCAAGAAAGCCGCCGCCGCGTTGGGAATGTCCGAAGAAGATTTCAAGAAACACTTTGTTTCGGCCGACGCGTTGGAGAAGGCCAAAGGCGGCATCGCCGCATTACACGGGCATCTTGAAAAGGCGATGGAAGATCACGACGCGATGGCGAAGGCGCACGCCGCGTTGGGTTCGATGCACGAAAAAAATTCCGCGCACCTCGGCAAATGCATGAAGGCATGCAAGGCCGTCATGGGTTCCGACGACAAGGAATCGGAAAAGGCGATCAAGGCGCTTCTCGCCGATCTGGTAAAAGCCGAACCGAAACCGGAACCGGCACCCGCACCGGCACCGGCACCCGGAACGCCGGAAGTATTCACCAAGGCGGATTTCGCCGCGGCCGTGCAGAAGTTGAAAGAAGATTCCGACGCCGCGATCGCGAAGGCCGTCAAGGACGCGTTGGACAAGGTGCCCGACAATCCACGCGCGGCGTTGTTCTCTGTGACGCGCGAGAACGACATCAAGAAGGCCGCGGAGGTCAACACCGCGGATCCGTTGCCGGTTTAATTCCGTTTCCCGATTATCGGTTGCACGTCTGATTTCAAGGAGAGCACGCAATGTCGAATTACGCGGGGATGAAAGCAGGCGGACAACTGCAGCCGTATGCCGGATCTCTGGGCGACACGAAAATCGCGCAGCAGTATTTGATCGCCGACAAGATTCTGAAATCGTGGTCGGACGCGAAGAAAAACGATCTGCGCAAATATAAGAAAGTTGCCGGATCTCTCAAGCGCGTGCGCGACGACATCAACGAGTTCGTGCAAACGAAGGGGTACATTTCCCAGGACGATCTGAAAAAGATCGAAACCGAATTCAACGAACGCGCGGATGCGGCGAACGATCTGATGAAGGCGCTCGTTGCCGACTACCGCGAAACGATGATGAAGGCCGGTGTTACAACGGCACTTGGCTATAATTTTTTCGACCTTCGCGGCCCGGCCTACCTGATTTATCCGGTGAACACACCGATGCGGAATTCTCTGCCACGTTGGGGGCGTGTAAACGCTGGCGTGGGCACCGCCGTCAATTGGAAATATACCTCGCTCGGGCCGGGCACATCCTACGCGGGTGCGGCCGAAGGAAAACGCGTCGCGACGGCAACATCGAACGAAAACAACGCGATCGCCACATACGCGGAACTCGGAATCGAACGGGCCGTGACGTTCACCGCAGAATTTGCTGGCGAAGGCTACACCGATAACGTCGCCGACGAACACATCCGCGGCGCTCACGAATTGTGGTTGCAAGAAGAGTCGTTGATCTGGGGCGGCAATCCGGGAACAGCAGCGGGATTGAATGGCTTTGCGTTGGGCACGGCCAACACGCCGACATGTTTGGCTGTAACCGCGTTGCCATCCGGCCCGGCCGGGCTTGTCACGGACGGCGGTACGGGTTTCTCTGGCGGGGGAACCAGCGTTTCCGTCCGCGTCGTCGAACTGGAAATGTTGGGATACCCCAACAACGCGCAGTTCGGTTATCAAGCCGCACCGAGTGTTGCATCCGGATTGACGCCAACGTTTACGCGCACGAACGCCGACAACACAACGGATCCGATCAAGGGCGGCATGGGGGCGATCTCCGCATCATCGAACGTCGCCACGGGTTCCACGTCGTATCCGTACGTTCTCGCCGATGTCGCGCCGAAGAAGGGCGCCTTTGCGTGGGCGTGGTTCGTCGATACAACCGATGCGACAACGCCATCGGCCGCGAACGCGAAACTCGTTGCGATCACCACGGTTCCGTTTATCTACCTCGCGAACGGAACGCCGAACGCGTCGTATGTCGGAACCGCAACCGGTTTGAGCTCCGACAATTCGCAACAGCCGTTGGATTTCGCCGGGATCATCGCGTGGGCCGTCAACGCCGGTGCGTTCATCAACATGTCGGATCTGACGATAAAAAATCCCGTCACCGGCGCAACGAACACCGGACTTCTGACGCCCGGCATGACGAACAGTTCCAGTTCTGTTCCGGCCGTCGCCGAAATCGAGTTGGACCTGAAAAACCAGTGGAACTCGTTCCAGACCGTCGCAGATGAAATCTGGGCGAGCGTCGATGCGAAGTTGTCGATCGCGCAAGCGTTGTTCAAGAACACGTCGGGCGTTCCGGCGTACCGCTTCGAAGTTTCGCGCGACGCGCAGGGAAACATTCTCGGTGGGTTCGTCGTGTCCGGGTACAAATCGCAATATGCGATGAAGGCCACGGGATCGGAAGAAATCCCGATCCGGATCCATCCGATGTTGCCTCCCGGAACGTTGATCTATCGTAAAACCCAGAACCCCTATCCGCATTCGCGGATCCCCGGCGTCGCCGGAATGTTCGTGCAACGTGACTACTACGGAATCGAATGGCCGATCACGACACGAAGTTGGACTTTTGGCGAATACGTGCATGAAACCTACGGCGATTACATCCCCGGTTTGCTCACCGTGCGCACGGGAATCATCGGTAGCCAATAGAAACTAGGGCGGTTGCGGAAATTGTTCCACAAGGAACAATTCTGCAACCCCGTTTCTACGGGTAAGCGCCGAACGTCCAAGCGCGGGTTGTTCAGAAAAGCCCTCGAGGGGTTTTTTGAACGTGCGAACGTGCTACGATGCGTCGGGCGATCGGAAAGCCAACATCGGGAAGGCAGAGACTGGAACCCGCTGAAAATTTGATAGGCGCTGCGGATAACGGGAGAGTTTTGGAGGACTCGATCAGTTTCTCTCCGATCGCTCTTGAAAAATGGCCGCACCAACCCCGAACCCGATTGATCTGACAACGTACACCGCCGTCAAATCGTGGGTTCAAATCGCCACGGGCAACACCTCGGACGATCAAATCATTCAGGATGCCGTCACCGCGTTTTCCGCGGACGTTCTGCGCATGACGGGCCGCGGCCCGATCGACGGCACGATCCCCACGACATCGCCGTTTGTCACGCCGGTTACCTACGATGATTTTTACGACGGATCCGGATCCATGCGCCAACCGGTTCGCAATTGGCCCGTCGTGTCCGTTTCGTTGGTGAACATTTCCGGAGAGGTGATCCCGGAATCGACATCGATTCGGGTTTGGGGTTGGGTGATCGACGCCGATCGTCGATTCATTTCCTTGCGCGGCGGATACGCGCCGGGCGTCGCCACGTTCCAGAACTATCGCTATCAGGGTGGACGGTACGGATACGGTGCCGGTGTGCAAGGCCCGGGATTCGCGGCCGGGATTCAGAATGTCGAAATCGTTTCTTCGGCCGGCTTCGCATCGGTGCCGTACGATCTGGAAATGGTTGCGCGGAAAACCGTTTCGCTCAATTATAAACGCCGATCGTGGATCGGACAGAAAACACAAGCGATGGCGCAAGGCGCCGGAACGGTGGTTTACAACGAATGGGCAATGGATCGGGCGGATGCAAACACGATCGACTATTACCGGCGACGCGTCGCTTGATGCAGTCGAACGACGTTCGCGGGTTTCTCATCCCGTGGTATTTGATCCCGTGGCATTTGCGATTCCCGGCTTTACGTGAGGATGTTTGTTCCAGATAAAAATCATCACCACGCCCGACAACATCGAACGGTTGCGCACGCGCGGCCCGGCGATCATCGACGCGTTGACGCAACGCATGAATTTGCTGATGTTCAAATTGCAATCGAAGATCGTCGGCGAAACAATCCCCGCATTCTTTCCATCCGGAGCGCCGAACATCGCGTCAACGGTTCGCGCGATCCCCGCGCAATTGGAAGGCACCGTGGTTCACGGTGAAGTTCAAGCCGGTGGGCCGCGAACAACAAAGGTGACGTTGCGCACCGGCGCAGAAGTCGATTACGCGGCCGTGCAAGAGGTGGGCATCTATCACAGTTACCAGATTTTGCCGTTCAACAAAAAGATGCTCAGTTTTCTGATCGACGGGAAACGCGTGTTCGCGAAAATGGTGACGCACCCGGGGTTGATGCAACGTCCGTACATGCGCTACGGGTTGCAAGAAATGGAAGCGGAGATCTATGCCGGTTTGAGCGAAGAAGTTTCGGCAATGCTTGCATGACGAACTGGCCGCAATTCGATCCCGAACCGATCGCCGTCGCGTTGTTCAATTTGTTGTCGTCGTCGGGCGGCACGACTCCCGGCAAATATCCGTTTCAAACATTCGATCGCCGCGGGAAACTTCCGGAGAACGTTCCATCTGCGGCGCAGCCGTATCTGGGCGTCGTCGAACTCGGCTTTTCACAGGTGGAGAATCAGGCACAGGGTTTAGAGAAATGGTTATTCCATTTCCGCGTCCTAGTCTATATTCGCGCCGATGCAACGCCCGACGCCATCCCCGCAACGGAGATCAACGCAGCCATGAAAGCGATCGTGAACGTCATGCGATCGTCGCCGATCGGCGAACGTCAAACGTTGGGCGGCCTCGTCGATAATGCGTGGATCGAAGGCCAAGTTTTAATCGACACCGGAATTTTGGATCAGCAAAGTGCGTTGATGATCCCGATCGTTGTGGATTGCGGAATCTAACGGAGGAACTTAGATGCGAATTCTTTTCGGCGTGGCAAACGTTTTCGTCAATCCCACCACCGGGAATATCCCCTTGAAGCCGACGAACCAGCAGTTAATCACCTTGCAAGATTTCGCGATCGACATCGACGTGACGGTGAAAGATCTCCGCGGCCAATTTCAATTCCCGGACGACACCGCCGACGCGGATCGCAAGATCACGTGGAAGTCGGGATTCGGGCGGATGGACATCGACGCCTGGAACAACGTCGTGTTCGGTGAGGAATCCATCACGTCGGGCGGCGAAGATGTCAACGTGAACGAGCAGCACACGGTTCCCGCATCGACACCGTTCACGATCACCGTCACGAACTCCGCAAATTTCGTGAAGGATGAAGGTGCGATCTATGCCAGCGG